AGTTAGACAATTACCCGGAACATTTGGAAGAAGTGCGACAAAAAATTTAACAAGAAATATTATAAGTAGATTGTTTGGCAGATCGGGGTCAAAAACTTTACTTAGAGTCTTAAAACCATTATCAAGAACCATTAGAAATATTCCCTTTATTGGCCCGATTTTAGAATTTCTACTTAGAGTTTTTCTATTTAAAGAACCTTTAGGACAAGCAGCATTTTTGACCACCACATCGGGAATAGGTGCAGCACTTGGTGCTTTGATCGGTTCACTTGTTCCTGGCCCCGGAACTATCATCGGTGGTATTCTAGGTGGGATGGCTGGTGATGCCATAGGTCGTGGTTTATTTAAATTTTTCTTCCCTAACAATCTTCCAAAAGTTCCATCATTAGTAGATGACCCTGCGGGGGGACAAACTGGATTTAATATTGTTGATGAATTATCACCTGAGAATCAAGTTTTAGGTGATGTAGATGCTACAAAATTAAAAGATATTGATGATGTTTTTTCTGGAGAGATTGCTGATGATTTAACTCCATCCGGAAGAAAGATTTTGAAAAAATTTGGGCCTAAAAATGTTAATTTAAGTAATGTAATTGATGATGTTTTAAGAGGTTTCAACACTGGTGGACTTGCTGCAGATAGAGAAACCATTGATGGTTTGATGCAATCAATGTATTATGACAAAAGATCAAGTAGAGTTGTTGTTCAACCTGTCATTACAGAGCGAACAGTAGTTAATGACATGAAAGGACAAGTTTCGCGTAATTCTCTTTTAATGTCTCTCGGAAATGGTTTTAACCTTTCAAATATTTTTTATGAGAGGGGGTCACACTCATGAGTAATGTCAGAAAAGTAAATTCAAATGCAGAACCACTTAAAGGTGCATTTGAAGTCAAAATAAAATCAAATGTTGATAATGTAACTATTGCGTTAGAAACAGGAACTGGAACTTTTCAATATCATGAAAGCATGTTATCAGATTCAGTTGGTGCCACTCTTTTGTTTGGTGATGCAATCGGTGGTGCAATTGCGTTTCCTATTATAGGAACCGAAGAAGTAAATTTAAAGTTACAAGATAATAATGGGGTCGTTTTAAAATTTGATTCAGAAAAAAATAATGCTTTGTATGTAACGGAAGTTAATCCCTTAATAAAGGAAAGCACAAAAAAACTAACTCAAATTTTTATGAGGTCAGAGGAATATATTCGTAATGAGCAAGGAGTATCAACAATAAAAAATAGATATGACGGAAATATATCTGATAGTGTTACCAATATATTAAAAAATAAATTACAAACTCAAAAGCCACTTGACATTGAGATTAGTATGAATACATATAATTTTATTGGCAATAATCGAAAACCTTTTTACATAATAAACTGGTTGGCAAAAAAATGCATACCTAAAAACTTCAGAAAAGGTGCGAGTGCAGGATTCTTTTTCTTTGAAACTTCTAATGGATTTGTTTTTAAATCAATTGATG